TTAAACGCATATTGCCACCAAGTACAACCATATCTTTATTAACTACGATAGGTCGGACGTTTAGCATATCTGGAAAGTCCTGTATTGACTTTACTAATTTTTTAAACTTGTCATCTTTAATTAAACGCGGATTGTTAGGGTTAGATATTACTTCCGTAATCTTGACTTTTTTTATCATAGGTTTATTTTATCTACCCTGACCCTTGTATGCTTTTGGTTTTGGGCTATGTTTATTAAAGGATTTCTTTGCGTGTCCGCATTTCCTTTTACCAAAGTTAACCTTTCTTGAATCACTTTTAACTTTTGCCATCTAATTTTTTTTTATGTTCTTCAATTAAAAAATCAATATAATGCTTTTTATCCCCATATTCAATATGGCAACTTCTACAAACCGCCATCAAATTTTCAATCTTATCCGCATCTGTGCTTCCCCCCATTCCCCTTCTATGTATGTGGTGAATATCTACTGCTCTACTTCCGCAAACCTCACAGGGCATAAAATCTTCACCTCCGTAACCAAAATAATTAAGATATATTTTAGTGTGCTTTTTCATTATCAATTTGTTCAAGTTTCCTCTGCGCCCAAGCCACGCCTTCATCACCACCCCAAGCTAACCACATTAAAGCGCCGCAATCCACCTTAGGATCACCCTTTGAATTTTCCCTGTGCCTTTCAAAACTTGACATCCTTGCTATTGTATCCCTTGTAATATTTTCACCTTTAGCTAATTGATTAGCACGCGCCCAACCAACAGGCGTTCCGCAATTACGTTTATATTGATCCCTGATATTTATTGCTCTTTGCGCGTTTACTCTTGCGGCTTGTGGGTAATCTTTATAGCTATCAGCCATTGATACACGAATCGCAGCCCATACGCTTTGCGCCTTTTCCTCTGTATCATAGATACAAGCACCAGAACCAATTCTGTATTTCCCGTTTCCACATTTAATTACCGGCATTTCCTATTAGTTTATTATAAATAGCAAATCGGCTCTTATTTACAACGTGCAAGTTGAAGTTAGTATTGCAATAATCATAAAGCGCTTCCCCGTAATGCGTTCTGGCATCCTTATCATTAACTAAAAGTTTGATCCAATAATACCAATCCTTTTGACTATTGACGTGGCAAGCAGGATAAAATCCCCTGTAAGGATGCACGTTGCTTACAATAGCAGGGTTTTTCTTTGATGCCGTTTCTAATACCTTCAAATTAGATTTCATTGAATTAAACTTATTGTCAACCAAAGGAATCAGGCTTATGTCTGAATCGCAATAGGCAGCCATATATTCCGTAACGTGATTAAAGTTATATATCGTTGGGTTTAATTTAAGCCCATTTGTAAAGGATGCTATCATACCATCCCAGATATGCTTTTCGCCTTCATTGTAACCGGCTATGATTGTACGCACAGGAAAGTTTATTCGCTTCATTGGGTTGCGTAATATTTCTAAGTCTTTGCCGTGCGTTCCTGATCCAGACCAAAATAACCTAATTAGATTAGAAGGCTTTTTATCTAATAGGAATTGTTCTTCGCCGAATGGTATTGCGTTAGGTAATATTTCAACATTCTGATTTAAGTGATAAATTTCTTCTGCTAATCTTTCGTGCGTGCAAGTGCAAAGGTCTGCTATTCTTATCCAAGCAATAATCTGTTCACTTACTTTATTTTCTTTATATGATTCTGAAAGTATATGCGAAGCACCCAAATCCCAATGGTCGTCATTGTCTACGACTAATTTGAAGCCATATTTTATACGCCATTCATTCATTTGTTCTGGCGTAATATTATGCAGCATTCTATTCATAACGACAAGGTCATAATTATTTGAAATCACTTCTTCGTTTATAACGTCAGTCATTAAGCAATAATCTTTTTGCATATTGACTATTGGCATCAGGATTCTATGGTATGATACGCCGCTACTTTTTGACGCTATTGCTAAAATTCGCATCTAATATTTTTTTCTATGTGGTAAATCTTTTGGTATTTTTCCCAGACAGATTGCGCCCTTTGTAGGCTTGCGTCTTTCATAGCCCTGTACTCTGTGCCATTTCCAACATCGTGTCCGATATGCTCACTTTTTAAATCAGGTAGGTAGTAATTTGTAAAACCTGCAATGGTTGCCCTTTCTGCAAAATCTCTGTCTTGCATTCCATAAGGATCATACGCTTCATTGTAACCGCCAATCGCATCAATCAATTCCCTTGTTATAAAATTATCACCAAAGGGGGTATGGGTTTTATGTACTCCGTCAACTAATGGCGGCAATTCTTCTACGCAATGTATTCCAATAATGCCTGTTTTTGACACACGTTTTGCAAACATAACCCAATTTGACAACCAATTTTGTGGCAGCAATATATCGTTTGCTAATAAGCATACGCCGTCATAATCTTTTGTCATTCTAAATCCTTCATTAACTCCTGCGCCTATCCCTCTTTTGCCAAACGATCCATTGCAACCTTTAAAATCAAAAAGATTAATAGGCATTGTTTCGCTTCCGTTATCTATTAAAAAGCAATCAGCATCATATCCAGAATTGTAAAAGTTCTGGTCTACTACTCGCTTTGTTAAATCGTTTCTATTTTGGGTTAATAAGAGTACGGCTATATTCATTTGTTCCTATTTTTCTTGCAGGCACTCCCGCATATTTACTAAATTCTTCAGAAGTACCTTTAAAAAAAGCACTCGCGCCAATCATACAACCCTGTTCAATTATACTAAACTGATGCAGCACGGCATTCAATCCTATGTTTGAATATTGTTTAATAACTGAATGTCCTCCTATTTTTGCGCCGCAGCTTATTGTAACATTTGAATAAATTAGACAATCGTGTCCAATATGCGCGTGCTTCATAATAAAACAATTATCCCCTATTGTAGTTATATCTTTTGTTCCCGCATCTATTGTAACCAATCCTGTAATAATATTATTATTGCCAATAGTTACTAAGCCTCTTTTTATTTGTCCTTTCTGGATAATTTTTAAAGTTCCATAATCTTTTATTTGTTCTTCATATTCCCAATACTTTTTATGCTCTGCGGGATCGCCAATTATACAATAAGCGCCAATATAATTATTGTCGCCTAAGATAACATTTTCGCCAATGATAGCGGTTGGGTGTATAAAGTTTGCCATATTATTGTTTTTCAAACCATTTATATAATCTCATTATCATTTCAAATTTACAAGAACCGCACCACACAGATACAATAAAATTAGCATCTAAGTAAGTCCTATAAATATGTTCATACATTTTTAATTCATCTAATTCTAAATTCCTAATGTAACCATTCTTTGCGCTTTCATAATTACCTATATTAGCAATCAGCCATTCCCTATGCTCTTGTTTTATTTCCATAAACTCCAGATTAATTTAGAAACAATAGGCGCTAAAAAACCTGCTATAAACATTGTTGATGTTATATTCTGCATTAATTCAGGTAAGAAATAGTGTATTGGTGCAATCCACGCAGCCAAGCAACTTCCGCAATTAAAGGGCTTGAAATTGATTCCCCATTTATTCGGTAGGTTATGAATCTCAGTAAAAAATAATGATGCACAGATAGCAGTTAAAATTGATAAAATCATTTTCTAATATTTGTTTTCATTTGTTTTTTGGTTTTATTTATCGTCCTAACTATTGACATATAAGGAATGCCTGTTTTTCTACTCAACTCCTTTGCATTCTTTTTAAAATCAATAGCATATAGTTTTAAAATCTCTTTGTTATACCAATGCAGCCCTTCCAGATTCTTTTCAAGTTTATCAACTAAATCTGATTTGTCAAAATTAACTTCAGCTTCAATATCATTATCAACGTACTCTGTATAATTTCTATAACTCTTATAAAAATTACTTCTGTCGCTTTTAATCATATTTAACATAATTCGTACTATATAAAATTTAAGTTCATTCCTTTCATACAATCCAATTAACTTATCCTCATTCATTTCGCAAAGAACTAAAAAAACTTCTGCCTTCAGGTCATATTGCAACTCCTCTGGATGCATCTTAGCAAAGGCGTCATTAACTTCTTTTAAAGTCCAATACTCAGCTAAAATTTTATTTTTGACCATTCAATCAATGCGGGTTTGTTTTCTATTTCTGTACAAAGATAAACAATTCCTCCACATTGATAAATATCTTTTAAACGATCCTTTTGCTCTGGGCTTAATTTATCCCCTATCTTTTTAATCTCAACGGCTACATAAGTACCCTTTTCCGTGTACCCTTGCAAGTCAGCCCATCCTTTTTGAATAGTACCCTTACGCTTTCCAAAGGGTATATTGTTAACTCTATTTAACCGCCAACCAATTAATTCAAGATTCTTTTTTGCCCACTTCGTTAGGTCGTTCGCTGATATATCCATTATAGTTTTTCTATTTCTTGTTTAACTTCAAACCAAAATGCTTTTGTTTCAGGTTGATATACTGACATTATTGTATTTATTACTTCATCTGCTACTATTAATGCACATTGTTTTGCATCTGCCATTGAAATCATCATATATGAGTTTTCACTTGTTCTAATTTCAAGTAGTCTAAACTTATGTGCTAATTCAAATGCTTTTTCTTTTGGTGTCATATTCTTTTATTTTATCATAAAATTCTTTGTGAAATAATAATCTATTTAGCTTTGGTTTAACCTCTGTATATGATGCATAAAAGTCAATAAAGTTATCTGTATAACAATACTTTTGTGTTCCATAATATGTGTATTTAACCTGGTAAATTTTCATAATTAACTTGTACAAGAACAATTAAAGGCTGGATTCAGGTCTGAAAGGTCTTGCCCTTTGAATAAATCGTTTTGTGCATAATTTAGTAATTGTTTATATGTTATGTCTTCAAAATAAGTATGTCCCTTGCCTATACTTTTGCTTAATTCTTCATCCTCAATCCAATCTTTTGCTAACTCTGGGTAACTACGCATTATGTTTATTATTGCATTTTTGCCTTTAAGAAAACATAAAGTACAATTACCTAATATTGCAGGGATTTCTAAGGTGTAATTCTTTTTACTCCAATATTCATTTACTTGTGCTTTGTCAATACCGGCTTCATATAAAGGGAACTTTGGGTAAATATAATTTACAAATGAATTATATTTTTTAACTCTGCGTTCCTCATCTGATCTAAAACCTACAAGCCATTCATAGTTTTGTTTACCATAATTTGCTCTAAGCCACCTTTTAGCAGTCTTAATTTTAAGTTCAACAGTACAAATTCTTTTAACTCTATTGGGTATATTTTTAAATTTTTTGTGTTCTAACATACCCCTAAACCCACCTTCATAAGATATTCTAATTACAGGGATATTTTCGTGAGCTTCAAAGTCATTAATAAATTTATATGTTTTATCGTGTTCCCTTCCTGTGTCTGCAAATATAACTAAATCGCCTTTACGATAATTCATTATTGTCATTAATGCACTTGTTTTTCCACCACTAAAATTAATTACTCTTTGCATTTTCAAAATACTTGACAAGTGCCAATTTTTTACATTGTAATTCAATAAAGTCTTCATCCTTAATTTGCTTACTAAATTCCTTTGCATCCTTTGGGTGCATCCTATTTAGCCTATATAAATTGTCATCACTTACCACCTTAATCGTTTCCATTATCTGCTGATTTGTAAAAGTAATTTTACCCTGTTTCATAAGGATCATAAAAACTTTATCAGCATTAAATAACCTATTGAAGTCCTCACGCTTCCCAGATAACCATTCCTGTTTAGTAAAATCAACAATTTCATCTTCAGTTAATTGCTTAACCGGTTCTTCTGGTGGCGGTGGAATATTTTTACGCACTTGGTTAGCTTTTGATTTATAGGCATTCATTATCCCTGATATATATTTAGGGCTGAATTTTTCGTAGTGTTCAATATTGCATTCAAACTTACCCTGTACTGCCATCTTGAAAGCTATGCGCATTTCCTGTATTGTAAAAAATGGATAGGTAGTTCTTATGTAATCTTCAATCACTTCTAATTCTGTAACATCTGGAAGCCTCGTTAATCCTATTAGGGTAAAAATATATGCTAAATTTTCCCTAAGCGTTACAGGACTAA